ATCGTGTATTTAACATTTATACTGGTAGAATGCCAAGAAGTGATGCTGCATCTTATGTTCAAGAAATTAGAAATAAATATCGTAAAAATTTAACTATTGATAATACTACTGGTATGGTCAATGCTGTTAAGAATACTCAAGCAATGACTGAAGATTTCTTCTTCCAGAAAGATGACTCTGGTAATGGTTCTACTGTTGAAACTTTCGCATCTGGTTCTACTTTTGATGGTCAGCTCCAGGATGTCTGGATGTTCCAGAAGCAGGTTATGGACGGTATGTTTATTCCACAAGCTCGTTGGAAATCTGATGAAGTTGGCGGTGCTTCTTATAATCCAGGTATTGACCAGGCTAATCATGAAGAAGTTTCTTTCCAGAGAGTAAATAGAAGATTGCGTAGAAGATTTGCAGATATTATCAAACAAGTTTATCTTGTTCATTTGAGAGTTCGTGGTTATAAGGAAAAGTTCCTTGACAAGGCTCTTTATAATATCGACTTGCATCCAGCGACTGACTTTGAAAGAATGCGTGACTTGAACTTGGCTGAAAAACGTGGTTCTGTTATTGGTACTCTTTCTCAGTTCTTGCCAACATCTTCTAATATTAAGCCAGGTGCTGAAGAACTTGCACCAATTTTCTCTAAGCAGTTCTTTATGGAGAAGATTCTCGGTATGTCTACACAGGACATTCTTTTGAATAATAAGATGCTTGAATCTGAAATTAAACAGATGAGAGAAGAAGCTGAAGCCGCACAAGCAGAAGGTGGTCAATCTCCTGATGCCGAAGGCAATGGAAATGATTTAGGTTTTTAATAAAAAAATAGAATATAAAAAACCGGTTTTAATAACCGGTTTTTATTAATATGTTAAATAAATTCTGAATTTTTAGGTATAGATTATTTCGAAAGTTGAATAAGAAAATGTTGCATTTCTAGTTATCTTAGAATCGCTATTTTGATCAAGAGAGACATTAGCAATGGTCTTTGGCCATACACGATAAAGTCTCCACTTAACTGGAAGAAGTTCTTTAAGTGTAGAATCATAAAGAAGAACTTCAACAGTTGCACAGTATTGAGAAGCGAAGTTAGAGTATGCACCACCAGTGATATTATTAGAAGAACCTCCAATATCATCCTGAAAACCTTGGTTCATAAGAAGGTTAGACCAACGATGTAATGCGATAGAAATAGATGTGTCCTGGAATTCATCCCATTGAATTTCAAATGTTCCACTGATTGTTGCTTTACCAGGATATAAAAGTTTTGTTCCCATATAGTTAGTTTCAAGTTCGCCAAATTCTTTTGTTGGAAGTTGTGCGGTTCTCGCTTTAATCATTAAATCATCAGAATCAAGAAGTTGTGAAAGTGGAGATTCTGATTCATATAAAAATCTAACCTGGAATAGATAAGCTTTTGCGAGGTCAGGTAAATTCGCAAGTTGACCCCAAACGCTCATACTAGTATCAAATTTTTTTGTTGCCATAATAGCATATCTCCTTAAATTTTAATATTCTTTATTATTTATAGAAAAATTTAAGAAATTTTATATTGATAAGATAAATTCCATATTTTTAAATAATAATATTAAAAATATGTTTATTTAAATAAAAATAGAATTTTTGTTTTTATAAATAATTATATAGTTTATATCTTTTGTGATAATAATTAAAAATGTTTATACTTTTAGGAGAATTTTATGGCAAAATATAGTACACCTGGCATAAATTTTAGAGAAATAGATAATACTATTCGTACAGAATCAGCTCCAGGTATGGGTATTGGCGCAATTGTTATGAAATCTAACAAAGGCCCAGTCAATCAACGTGTTGTTACACGTAATTATAATGAATTTACAGAAATTTTTGGCGAACCAGAAACATTGACTGACTATGGTCATTTCGCAGCAGAAAATTATTTTGCAAATTCAACACAAATGTATGCAGTCCGTGCAACTATGGGTGATGAACAATATTCACAGATTCAGTTTGCATATGATGGTGCACCAGTTACAGCAACAAATACATCTAAAGATACTGCAAAATTTGTTTATGTAGATAATCAAAGTGATAATACGTTAAAACTCTTATCACCATTGTCCGCAATTACACAAGTTGATAGCATGATTGGACCGTCAGGTGATTGGCTTGACGATAAGGATGGTCAACCAGGATATGCATTAAAACAAAAAGCATATTATAGTACATTTAGTGATATTCTTTCCGAAACTGAAGACCTTATCATTTATAAGGCAAAAAATGATGCTGCTGGAGATAATGCATCTTGGGAAGGTAACATTGCAGAATATGGTGTACATGTCATTTATCCATCTTATGTTGATGCTAATGGTAATAATCCAATTCCAGAAACAAAGTTATTGTTTACAGAAGATGCTTGGGCTAATGGTTCTGCAAATGCTGAAAACTGCGATATCAAGAAGAGAAATTCACAGTTTTACGTAACTGTTAGTGTTCCAGCTTCGGCAACACTTAATAAAAAACATACAAATATTAATTTCTATGGTATAGAATCAGCAGTTTCTGGTTGGGAATCTACTGGTGTTGCTTATAGTGCTATATTTAATAATGATAATTTCCAAGGTGATTTCTCTGGTTCTTGGACAAACCCATCTGCAGATGGTTATGGTTATGTAGATGCGCAGCGTATGGAAATTATGGACTGGGATGATCCAGATATTAAAAAGACATTCTATGTTGATAGCGAACAATTCTTTAATACTACTGGTACAGCAAGCGGTTTTAAATATACTGAATTTTTCAACGTTGATCCTACATATGTTATTATCGGTGAATATCCAAAAGATATAAGTAATTCTGATTTATTGAACAATAAGGAAATTTTTGCTATGTCTGTTGCAGAAATGTATACTGATACTACAACAGAGAAAACACCAGAATATGGTAATCAGGATATACCAGCACGTACACCAAGAGAAGTTATAATCGATATGCTTGACATGTATAGTTGCAATGATATTTCCGATATCAATGATTATACTTATCTTAAATATTATGATGTTATTAACCAATCTATTGTTGAAAGAATCGTAAAAGAAACACCAGAAGTATTAAATGATGACAAGCATCAGGAAGAATATCTATTCTGGCTTTACGGAGCAAAGGGTGAAAATAAACTTACAAAAGCACCAGTATATATTGCTGATGATACAGAAATAGTTTCATTACCGATTCAGAAGGGCTGGTATTATCAAGATCCAGAAACAAAAGAAAAAACTATATTAAATAACATTGTTGCTCAAGCATCATCTTATGTATTTAATTCTACCGATAAGACATATGCTGATGGTTATACTGTTAAAACTGAAGCAGAAGATGAACCGGGTAATGGTGATATTGAACAATATAAGTCTTTATTTGACGATCAGCTTGTTATTGCTTCTATCGGACCTGGAAAATACGGTGACGATATTGGTGTTTCTATTATTACAACTGAATGTTCTGAAATTGATGCATTGAAACATCAGAATGCATTTAACTGGAAATATGCATATGATGATGAAGATAAAGTTAATGATGATGTAACTGATTACAATGATAATCCGTTAGATTTAACTTGGAAGAAAGTCTTTAGAATCAACGTTTATGTAAAGACCAAAATGCAGACAGCTGAAGCTGCATGGGGATTCGGTATGGATGCACTTCTTAAAGATCCAGTTGAATCTTGGTTTGTTTCTACTGATCCATATGCAAAGGATAGTGATGGAAATAGCCTTTATGCACCAATTGTTATTAATGGTCATTCTGAATACATATATGTTTCTCGTTCTTCTGTAAGTTCTGCATTAAACGGTGTTGGTAAGTATATGCAGCCAAAACAAACATATGCAATTTACGGATTAACAGGTGGTAAAAATTCAGATAAGAATAATATTTCTGAAAAGACTGCAGCATTAGCGTTATATTCTGATAGACGTCGTTCTCCATTCGATATCATTTTCAATGTTGATGCAGTAGATACATTTAATGGTCGTCAACGTTATAATGCGCATCAGAGAAAGATTGCACAAATTGCTGGAAGTAGAACAATGGATATTGGCGTTGTTCAGGTTACTTCTAAAGCAGCAAAGACTGCTAAGATGATGTTATCAGAATCTAAGATGTTCAACTTTAACAAGGGTGATTATGTAGCTGAATATGGTGGCTACGATAAATATTATAACAGCACACTTGCTTCTTGGATTTATTTACCTAAGTCTGTTGCCGGTGCTTGTGCTATGGCTTATTGTGATACATTCGCTTATCCATGGATGGCTCCAGCAGGTGTTGCACGTGGAACAATTAATTATACCAATGGTCAGTTACTTAAGTTGACAGATGATGAAATTGGTTTGCTCTATGATAATAATGTTAATACTACACGTGATTGCGGTAACTATGGCGTTGTTCTTTGGGGTCAAAAGACTGCTCTCAAGAAGAACAGCTTGCTTAATAGAATCAATATCCGTCGTTGCTTGAACTATATTGAAAAACGTCTCGAAAATATGATGACACCATATCTCTTCATGCAGAATAGTGTTAATACTCGTGCTTCCGCAAGAAACGATATTGACTCATTCTTACAGAGAGTTAAGGCTGCCGAAGGTATTGATCGTTATCAAGTAAGTGTCACACAGGACCCAGAAGATCCAACAATTATGAATGTTAATATCATTGTTTATCCGACAAGCGCAATCGAATATATTGATATTAAAATTATTATTAATCGTTCTACAGTCACTGTTACTGAAGAATAAATTAATAAAATATAGAATTAAAGACACCATTTTTGGTGTCTTTTTTATTATATTAAGTTAAAAACTATAAATAATAAAAGAGGAATTTATGGAATATACAATAACAGAAAACAGTACAGATATTAGATATTCTGCCACTATTTTATTTAATGAACCTATATATTCATATTTTCAAAATAATTTATTTTATATTTCCATAAATGATATTATAAGCGACAAATTTATAGAAATAGATGATTTTACGACATTAAAAAATAATTACGGGCAAAATGCATCATTACCGCAAGTTTATTCTGGCACTAAATCATCAGAAGAAATACAGCTAGATAATAGTTTAGTTAAAAACGGCGGTATTGTTATAGATTTTATAGATGAAAATACAATTAAAATAGTGATAATTCCGAAATGTACTGATGGTATAGATACTATTGGTTTTTATACGTCTAATATAAAAATTTCGATAAATCATGATAGTGGTTTTATTGATATTGATTTAACGGCTAAATTATATCCTAAAATACTGCGAGAAAATAATATTATTAAATTAGATAGTACAGCTGAAGATCCTGTATTAATTGATGATCCGTCAATGCCAGAAACATTAAGACCATGTAATAGATTTTTGCCTACTACAACCGTTGGCTCCAAAAATGTTAAATATAATTTTAATTATAGAACTGATAATTCAATATTTGTAAATACGAATCATAAAGAAGATATTTCAGTAGATAAAGTTCCATTATATATAAGTAAATTAAGTGCATGTTTTATAAAAAATGAAGATAGCGATATATTTGATCCAAATTGGGAAACTATAGATTCGTGTTTATATAATGATAAAAATCAAACAAAAATTGATATTGATTATGCCGGATATGATAATTCTATTGAAGAAACATACCCGCCAGGTACAGAATTTGAACCACAAAATATTAATAAACTTATAATTGAAAAAACAGAAAATAATGGCGAAATAAAATCTTATAATATGAATATTAATGTTTATAAATTTATACAATATTTGTATACAGAAAATATTGGAAAATTTGAAAACACATTGGCTTTTAAGATAAATACAAAAGGAAGTAGTGAAGAAGAAGAATAAAAAACCGGTTTTAAAACCGGTTTTTAATTTAATTTTTTTAATTATTAAACAGCTGCTGGTGCTGGAACGTCATCATGACATCCGCATTTGCAACAACTGAAAATTTCAGTATCTGGTCCAACTTTAGTTGGTGGAAGTAATTGATGAGTATGACCATCACCGACCGGTTGACAAATACCGTCTTTAATAAAGTGGACATGACCACCAACCATAGCAATCGGTGTTTCTTTATTAATATTTGATGGTTCATTTAATGCATCGCTAGTTCTACCATAACCAGTTTCATCAAAAATCCAATATTCATGATGATGTGGACCCATAGCAGAAGAACCAGAAAATACATCAGTCTTACCAATCTGTGAAGTATTTTCATTCAAAGCTAATGCACATTGTTCATTTACATAATCTGCATATTTTTTCATAGTAATTCCTTTTAATCGTTATATTATTTATAAATAAATATAAGGAGAAAAACATGAAAGAGATTAACGAAGGACTTTTTAAGGATAAATATCAAAGATATAAAGCCGCGGTTATTAGTATTTTAAAGTCTCGTGGTATTAATGCTTTGGCATTAGGTCATTATTTGGACGTATATTGTAGAGATTTCTTTGCAGATAAAATGTCAGCTGATGATTGTGCTTCATCTATTGCAGAAGATAGAATTGCAAAAGAGAAAGCAATGGTTGCAGAAGCAATGCGAATTATGCGTGAACATGGATATAGGGTAAAACCACACAAGAAATAATATAAAAATATATCAATAATAGACCAACTATAAGATATAGTTGGCTTTTTCTATTTAAATTTTAACAAAAAAATCAATTTTTAACCTATAAATAAAATATAAAGAATAAAATTCTATGTTAAATTGGAGGAATCAAAATGGATAAAATTCTTGAAACCCTTTCCCAAAAATTCTCAGCAG